GGTGCCGATCAAGAGCATGATCAATGAGATGTACTCGAAAGACCTGTCCCAGAAGATTCAGTCGTGCTTTCGTTCCAAGGAAGCACGGGGAGAAATCTATACCCCGGTTCCATTCGGCTACAAAAAGGATCAAAAGAATCATTTGGTTCTGGATGAGGAAGTCAGCGATGTGGTAGTTCGGATTTTCCTCTGGAAGAAATCCGGCATGAAAGAGCGCGAGATTGCAAAGAAGCTGTCTGCGCAGGGAATCCAGACACCTTTTACACGCCGCTGTCAGCTGGGATACCTGAAAAACACCTTGCGGGTAAAGGACCCAGCATGGAAGACCGTTTTCGTGACAAAAGTGCTGGAAAATCCAATCTACACAGGAGCAATGATCTACAACCGTATTGCCTACGATGAAACGTATCGGAAAATCGGGCAGAATCCACGGGAAGGCTGGCGGATGGTGCCGGACAGCCACCCGGCGATTATCAGCTGGGAACTGTTTGATGAAGTTTCTGCATTGCGGGAAGCCGAGCAAGCGGTCAGGGAGGAACGAAAAAAGTGGTGCAGACAGCGCAGAGAGAACAATCCGAACATCTTCAAAGGCAGAATATTTTGCAAAGGGTGCGGAGAAAAATTGGTTTGTCATTGGCAAAGTGATGGCACGCTATATTTTTACTGTGCATCTTGCCATGTTTCCATCTCAGAGAAAGACCTCTGGAACGGCATCCATAAGGAACTGCACCAGCGGATGGAAGAACATAAGAATTTGAAAAAGCTGATACAGAAAAATTCGGGGAAAAGCAGCCTTGAAACGAAGAAAAAGGCATTGAGCCGTGAAATGGAACAGGTGTCGGGCAATATCGTTCGGCTGGAATCGCAGAAGCGCAGCGGCTATGAGCAGTATGTCCTCGGAAAACTTTCAAAAGAAAAGTTCTTGGAATTGAAGCAGGATGCAGAAAATGAAATTGAGGCATTCAGACAGACAAAAGCTGAAAAAGAGAAAGAACTGGCCGTTGTTCAAGAAGAATTGCAGCAGAAAAAGCAGATCGCAGGAAACACCGAAGTCCTTTTGACAGTAGATAATCTGCTGCAGTATGTAAAGAAAATTGAAGTGGACCGCAGGAAAATAACTTATACGGAATTTGTGTTCTAACGAAAAAGGAGAACAGACAATGAAAGAGAAAATCTATGATGCCCGGACAGGAATGGAATATGTTTTGGTGGGTGATTATTATCTGCCAGCCTTGAAACTGCCACGGACCCGTCCGATTGGCCGCTGGGGGATGCTGCACAAGGCATACCTGAAACTGCGAAAACCAGCCTATTATCAGAGCCTGCTGCTGAGTGGAAAACTGGATACTGTTTTGGCAGACGTGGAAAAACAGGCAGCAGAACGATATGAGGTTTTGATCGAGCAGCTGAGCCGGCGGGAGGACGTATCGGAAAAACTGAAAGAAGAAAATCAGATGGAGTGGGTACGCCGTATGAGAAATCTGGAAAATCGTGCAGCAGAAATCGTAAAGGCAGAATTGATCTACACGTTTGAAAGGCGGTGAGCAGCAGATGATCGGAACCTATTACCGGCTTTCTCTTGCGGACGAGGATGTGGGAACAGATAAGACCGAGAGCAACAGCATTCAGGGCCAGCGCGGACTGGTAGAGGGGTATATCATGGCCTGTCCCGAACTGGCAACAGAGCCGTGTCAGGAGTACGTGGACGATGGCTACTCCGGCACATCTACAAGCCGTCCTGCGTTTCAGCGGCTAATTCAAGATGCACAGGACGGAAAGGTGAAAACGATTATCGTAAAGGACTTTTCCCGGTTCGCCCGTGACTATATTGAAGCAGGCGATTATATGGAGCGGATCTTCCCGTTGCTGGGCGTTCGCTTCATCTCCGTCAACGATGGGTATGACAGCGGAGCTCAAGTCGGAAACGATGTGCGCGGACTGGAAGTGGCCATCAAGAACATCATCAACGCATCCTACAGCCGGGACCTTTCCGCTAAAATCGCAGCAGCCGACCATGTGATGCAGAAGAAAGGAATGTATCTCGGAGGATACCGCCCGTTTGGATTCCTGCCGGACCCGAACGACTGTCATAAGCTAATCCTCGACCCGGTAGCCAGTCGATATGTGCGGTTGATCTTTGAACTGGCATTGCAGGGCAACAGAACAGGCACCATCGCAAAAATCCTGAATGAAAAGCAGATTCCAACTCCGGCAGCGTATCACGTGGCGGAAAACCATGTGTACAGTGAGCAGAAAGCATGGGATCTGCAGCGCAGCCATTGGACAAGTGGAACGGTTTACCATGTTCTGAAAAATGAGAAGTATAAGGGAACATATGTGGGCGCGAAATTCATTATGCCGGTTCCCTGTAAGCGTCGGGTCTTGCGCGCTCCCTTGGAACAGCAGGTACGAATTGAGGACAGCCATGCCGCTATTGTGACCCCGGAGGAATTTGAACAGGCACAAATGGTCATTATGCTGCAGCATGGGAAGCACCAGGTCGGGAACTACACAAAACACCAGTATCCCTTGAAAAGCAAGGTCTATTGCGGCTACTGCCAGAAGCTGATGAAATATCGTGTACTCAAGAAGCTTGGCCCCTCGTTTAACTGCAGATTTTCGGCCACAGCGGTGGACAGCCCCTGCAAGCGAATCCCGATCTCCGAGGAACTGCTGGAACATATCGTCCGAAATGCGCTGACAGCGCAGATAAAGCAGGCGGAACATATACTGGAAATCCTGCACGAACGGGAACGCAAAGCCTTGGTTTGCTTCTCCGCACTGGAACGGCAGGAAGAAAAGCTCAGTGTAGAAAAGGCAGAAATTGTAAAACAGCGCGTTGCACTGTATGAGCAGTATGCCGACGGAAATATAAGCAAGGAAGAGTTCATCCGGCAGAGAGATGCCTACAGAGTGCAGGAAGATGAAAAGATGGAGCAGATTCAAAGGCTGCGTACCGAGAAAAATCAAGTTTTCCAGCCTGTGAAGAAGGATGCCGATAATTTGCAGACTGTCATGAGTACTGTAGAAGAAGCAGGTGATGTGATGCACTTATCACAGAATGTGGTAGAAACCTTTATTGACCGCATCGAGGTTTTCAACGATGAATGTGTGAAAATTCGTTTTCCATTTGAAGATGTGCTGGCAGGCTATGCTGAATGAACCGTAGCCAGAATCAATGCGGTAAGCAGAATTTTTCTTGTAAGAACACGAGATTCATGGTATCATAGAAGCAATAAAAAGTCTGTGCGTGGCTACGCGAAAGGAGCAGCAGAGATGAGAAAATTGAACATCCCGGTTGGCATTTCGGACTTTGAGAAGATTCGGAACGGTGGGTTTTATTATATTGATAAATCTGGCCTGATTACGGAAATTTTGAACGAAAAAGCAGAAGTGACACTTATCACTCGACCACGGCGTTTCGGTAAGACGCTTGGCATGAGTATGCTGGAAAGCTTCTTCGACATCCGTAAAGACAGCAAAGAATTGTTTGATGGGCTGGAAATTGCAGAGCATCAGGCATTATGTGATGAGTGGATGAATCAGTATCCTACAGTCTTTATTTCATTCCGACAGGTAGACGGTCTGGATTTCACTGGGGCATACGATATGCTCACATGGGTTATCTCAGAACTGTATAAAAAGCATCTGTATCTGCTGGATAGCGACAAGATAGATAACACGGATAAGGACATTGCCAAGCAGCTGGTGCGTGGAGATGCTTCCTTGAAAGATACAAAAGGAAGTTTGTTGCTGCTCACAAGGATGATGCAGCAACATTACGGAAAGCCTGTAATTCTTCTTATAGACGAGTATGATGTCCCTGTAGCAAAAGCAAACAACAACGGTTACTATAATGAAATGCTTGATGTTATGAAGGGTCTGATGCAGGCTCTAAAAGACAATCAAGCACTTCAATTCGCAGTTGTTACGGGTTGCTTGAAGATTGCAAAAGAGAGCATCTTTACGGGAACTAACAATTTTGTATCGGACACGATTACAAATTCTCGTCTGAATGAATATTTCGGCTTTGTACAGAACGAGGTTGATCAGCTGTTAAAGGATTCCGACCAGACAGAGCAGGCTGAAAATATCAAGAAATGGTATGATGGATACCATTTCGGTGACTTTGATGTTTATTGCCCGTGGGACGTAATGAATTACATGCTGGAATTGCAGCGCGATCCGAAAGCAAAGCCTATCAGCTACTGGAAAAACACCAGCGATAATGCCATCATCCGTTCCTTTATTGACTATGCAGGCAGTACCATCACAAATAAACTTGAAACCCTGATGGCTGGTGGCTGCATCGTTCAGCGTGTGGATGAAAACCTGACCTATGATTATTTACATTCCTCAGAAGACAATCTTTGGAGTACGCTGTACTTGACAGGGTACCTGACCAAAGCTCGTGAAGGCGATTATAAAGGCGAATTGCCGGATGGCATGGTTGCCCTTATGATTCCTAATGCAGAAATCAAAGAGATTTTTGAAACAACAGTTATCAAATGGTTCGATGACAGTACGAAGAAGTGGAATCGAAATGCTTTGTTCGATGCAGTCTGGAACGGTGACAGCGAAGGCATTACCAAGGAAATGAATGCTCTGCTCCGGCGCACCATAAGCTACCATGACTACCGGGAAGACTTCTATCATGCTTTCCTTGCGGGCATCTTCACAGGTGCCGGATATATGGTGGATTCCAATAAGGAGCATGGAGAAGGCCGAAGTGATGTGGTCGTTTACGATTCCATCAATGCCCGCGTCGCAATCTTTGAAGCAAAGTACACGAAGGTTTTGGAAAATCTGGAAAGTGAATGCGATATAGCCTTGCAGCAAATTGATGATCGGATGTATGCAAAGGAGTATGAAGATGATTACGATCAGATTCTTTGCTACGGCATTTCGTTCTTTAAAAAACGCTGCATGGTAAAGAAAAAGTGATTCACAGCAAATCTTAACTTGAATTCTGTATTATAACTTAAAATGAGTTAAAATACAGAAAAAGAATTATAAGAGAAGCTCGCATAAACCACAGACAGCACCCAAGATGATTCGAGGGTGCGTCTGCGGCTTATGCGGGCCTTTTTATTTTGTGATTTTAATACGGATGGATGTTAAATTCCAAGGCTGACAAGAGTGGCCTTTAACTCCCTCGCCGTGCGGATAATGATTTCCTGCTCAGTTTCGTTGCAGTCCAATAACAGACGATGCAATTCGGTGTTGGAAGTTGAAACGGAATAGTGAAGACTGTCTATCAACAAATCATCAACGGAAATGCAGAGGGCGTCGGCAATATCGACCAGAGTGGCAACGCTGGGGTGTTCTGTGCCTTTTTCAATTTTGGCCAGAAATTCACGACTGCGATTGATTTTAGAGGCTAAGGTTTCCTGGGTGATATTACCACACTGCATTCTGAAATAACCAATACGTTTTCCCAAAGCAACATAATTGACGGACATAAGTAAATCATCCTTTCAAATGCCCGCATAAGACAATATAATTATTTGCTTTTTGGAACCTGCTTACAAGCAATTGATTCTTGATAATAGGAAGGCTCAGAATTTAGCGGCTTTACCTCTAGCGGTCGTGTGTTCTGAGGCAATTTTGTGAAGTGTTACATCACAATTTGCTGCACATGTGAAGTGCTACTTCACAGAAAAAATCATCTGACAAGTGTATAATAAAAGCATGAAATCAAGCTGCGAAAATAAAGTGGGGAAAACGAAATGGAACGGCTGCTGACGCTATACAGCGAAGTTCAGTCAACAGATGTACGGTGGCTGTGGTATCCCTTTATTGCAATCGGGAAAATCACACTGCTGCAAGGTGATCCTGGCGATGGAAAATCAACCATGATGATGAATCTGATTGCGGAACTTTCAACAGGAGGAAAGACCCCGGACGGTTGTAAAATCGGTACACCGCAAAAAGTGATTTATCAGTGCTCAGAGGATGGCGTTTCAGACACGATTAAGCCCCGTCTGGAACGCTGCGGAGCAGACTGCAAGAAGATTGCTTTCATCAATGAAGAAGTTTATAACGGCCTCACATTGGATGATGAGCGCATCCGTCAGGCAATCATTGAATTCCGGCCGCGATTGGTCGTGATTGACCCGATTCAGGCTTATCTTGGCAGTGATTCGGATTTGCAGATCGCAGGCAGGGCCCGGAAACTTATGCGCCGCCTTGGAATGTGGGCTGCTGGCTACGACTGCGCTATTGTTCTGATTGGGCACCTCAATAAAAAAGAAGGCTCCAAAGGGCTGTACCGCAGTCTGGGAAGCATTGATGTTGTAGCAGCAGCACGAAGCGTCCTACAGGTGGAGCGAGATACAGAGAACCCTGATATAAGAATCGTACATCAAATCAAAAACAGTCTTGCGCCTACGGCAGAAGACATCCGTTTTTCCATTTCCGCCGACAAGGGCTTTCAGTGGCTGGAATGCAGGCCGCAATCTTTTGAAAATCAGAAACCAGATAGAAAACCCGAATTTGAATCGGAACAGCAAAAAGCGGTCTATTGGATTAAGCATTTTCTTGAAAAAGGCGATATGAGCGCGAATGAAATTTATTGCCGTCTGGACAATGAGGGTGTCAGCAAACGAGTGGCGCGGATGGTAAAAACGGAAATGGGAATCCACTGCTACCAGAAGAAGCGGAGATGGTATTGGAGTGTTCAGCTGGAAGAAGGTGCTATGAATGGACCGCAAGTATAAGGTTGGTGGCTATGTGAAACTTGCAAAACTGTGGGAACGCTCTAAGGATTCAGCAGTAGCCTATCACAGTTCCTACTATGCTGAAAAGTTTAGGGACGATGCGGATAAAAGGCTGGTTGGTGTCTATATTGACATCACAGGGAATAAGGAAATTTATAAACGCCCGGAAATGGTGCATCTGCTCAAAGATTGCAAAAAGGGTGCCGTCAATCTGATTTTTTCACAGACAAGGGCCTACCTTGCAGCGAATACCTGTGATTTCTGTTTTCTGCTGAAATATCTGTTTGACATGCCGATGCGAGTGGACGTTGTTACAGATGATGACGACCAGAGAATTGACACGATTCTTAATGTTGAGAATCAGCGTCAGAACCTGAAAGAATTGGCCGAAAAATATACATCAATCCGAAGGAAAGATTATCTTGAGTGGAGAATTCGACTGGAAG